ACGATCAAGTCCAACCCAACGACCTTAATCCGTTCTTAAACCGTTCTTAATCCGTTCTTAAACCGTTCTTGAACCGCCGTCATAAGCCAGTTCTTATGACGGATTGAGTGGTCAAATGTCTACTTGAGTGGTCAAATGTCTACTTGGGTGGTCAAATGTCTACTTGAGTGGTCAAATGTCTACACGGCATCATAATAATTTCAAACGGTGTAGCGTGACCAAAGCGTGACAAAAGCGTGACCAATCGTGACCAACCGTGACAATAAAAAAAATTACAGCGGACAAAGCCAAAAGCCGATTGACAAATAGAGAGATGCCGCCTAATAATGCGGAGGAGATACGGGCTGTGCAATGAAATCAATTTTCAAGCGTTCGTGAATTAGCGAATTGCACTTGGGTTCAAGGAGTGGGAGAATGACAAACAGCATAAGCAAAGGTAAAAGAGGTGAGAGGGAGTGGGCAAAGTGGTTGCGAGATAATTGTGACTGCAAAGACGCTCGCCGTGGGCAGCAATATCAGGGCGGTGCGGATTCGCCCGATGTTGTCTGCGGCATTCCCAACACGCACTGCGAAGTTAAACGGGTGGAATCTTTGAATCTTGGGAAGGCGATGGCACAGGCTGTTGGTGATTGCGGCGATGCAATTCCGTACGTTGCACATCGCAAGAACTTGGGTGATTGGATGGTCACGGTTCGTGCCGATGACCTTGTTGCATTCGCTGGGCTGATTGTTGGTGCAGATGATGTGAGCAAAATGAAAACATGGAGATATGGCAATGCTTGAGAAACTAGAAAAGTTGTGTGAAGACTTGGGGCATGAACTCAAGGTGTACGAACCAGTTGCAGGTATGTGGCATGTAAGCGTCCGAGGTGAACATGGCACGGTGGCAAATGCACACGGCAAATCGAAGGACGATGCGGCAGCGAAGGTGTTGGAGTTGATGAAACCCGCAAAGGCAAAACCAAAGAAGCGAAGCAAGCCCGCAAAGATCGTGGCAACAAAAGTAATAGAAGCGGGACCAGAAGGTGATGAATGAGAATGCTTCTATGGGGTAGGCTGTTGATTGTTTGCCCTGACTTAGTTTGCGGGTGGGCTATTGTTTGAGTGTCACCAAATCATTCCTTGCCTTTAGTTGTACGCATTGCCCGCACCAAGACGAAACTGCCATCGCTTGGTTGCTTGGTCAAATTGCAGACCGAAAACCAGATGTGATCGTACACCTTGGCGATCTGGTTGAAGGCGATGCGGGCAGCAAGTGGAACGATGAAGCGATGCACACTTTGCTTGACGAGTATGAGGTAGCGAATGAGATGCTGAAATCTATTCGCAGGGTCGCACCAAAGTCCTCAAGCCTAGTCATGTTGCAGGGGAATCATGATGCCAACATACTTGCCAAGGGCAGGATTGACCCGAGAGTGCGACAACTGCTCGATATGAGGAAGAACATCGATGAATTGCAGCACTGGAATACCAAAGCCGAGTACGAGTATGACCGCAAGCGAGGATGCTTTCGGCTTGGGCAGGTTTGCTTCTCGCATGGGTTCGATTGCAGTGCGGCAGGTATTCGACGCGAGGCAATCTACTTCTTGCAAGGTCATCAATTCGGTTTATATGTTCATGGGCATACCCATCGAGCACATCCACCGAAGCAGATGATGGCAACCATGACAACCCCGCTGCCATGGTGGATTGCAAATGCAGGGTGCTTGCGTGATTTGAAGCCAGATTTTGTAAAGAGGCGGAATACGCAAATGTGGTCGCAAGCCATTGTTGTTGGAGAATCTGAGATGATTAAGTCGCCGAGGTCGCAGCGTTGCTGGGATGCCGAAACCGTGGTCTTTAGGGAGTACGATCAATGGAGGGCGGCAACAGCATGAGAAGCATTGACCGAACCATGAACGCGATTGTGGCTTACTATCACATCAACAACCGCCCGCCATCGATTCGAGATATTGCAAACTTGAGCGGACTAAGCAAGAGTTGGGCGCATGAATGCGTTGTGAGGTTGTGGTTTGCTAAACGAATCAGGTTCAAGCCTGGCGAAAGAAGAAGCATAGAGATAATCCCCAATGACAACTAATTCCCCACCAAACAAAAATGGTTGGTCGCAATACCAGAAACTTGTTTTGTTTCAACTTGAAACCTTAACAGAGCGAGTGGATGAAGTAGAAAAGCGACTAACCAAAATGGATAGACACTTGACTGTGCTGCGTTGGCAAGCCAAGGCGACTGCTGCCGTATTCGGAGCAGTTGCGGGAATGATTCCCTTGACACTTAATTGGATTTTCCGCAATGGGTAAATTGAAATGGCTTACAATAATGCTTGGCTTGTTTGGTTTGTTTGGTTGTTCTGCACTGTTCCCATCAATGCCCACTGGCACGAACCCGATTGGGTCGGCGATGGAAACCATTGGGAGTCCACCGCTAGCGATGAACGAATTATCAGTCCTGAGTTGGCTTGGTGGTATTTCGACTCTGGTTGGGATTATAGCGATGGTTTTTACGAAAGCGATTGGCTTACCGATGATCGGTGGCAGAGCAATCGTGATCGGGATTTGTTTGGTGATATTGAACTATGCCATTGCAAATTACCTGGGATGGCTCATGATCCCAGTTTTGATCGGTACAGGTTGCATAAGCCTTGCGTGGTCGTATGCCACAGTCAAGGATGTTTTGAAGATTGGCAAAGAAGTAAAAGATTTGGAGAACGAATAATGATTGATGAAAAGACACTGTTTTGTTTGGTTGGTTTTATTGCTGGCGTAGTGTGCCACCGTTTTGTAATGGCAGCACTGGAGAAAGCGTTTGGTTGGATGAATAAGTAAAGAATACGAGGTGCAATATGGAAATTGAAAAGCGTGGGGTAGCGGAACTTACGCAAGACCCCAGAAATGCAAGATCACATGATGGCAAGAATATCGAGTCCATCAAGCGATCATTGCAGGAGTTTGGGCAACAGAAGCCGATTGTTGTGAATACAACAGGGGAAGTGGTTGCAGGCAATGGCACATTGGCGGCTGCTGTTGAACTTGGGTGGGAAAACATAGCGGTAGTCGAAACTGACTTGGTGGGGTCATCGGCTACCGCTTATGCCATTGCAGATAACCGAACGGCTGAACTGGCAGAGTGGGATGAAAAGAACTTGGCATCGGTATTGAAAGACCTAGATGCTGACCAGTTGGGTGCAACAGGATTCAGTGAGGAGGAAGCAGACACCATCATTGAAGAAATTTTTGGAGGTGGAGAGGGTAAAGAAAAGCCCACTGAAAACTTTTCACAACAGATAGATGAATCCAACAACTATCTTGTTTTGGTGTTTGATAATGACATCGATTGGCTTATGGCACAAACACATTTTGAATTGGAAACCGTGTCAGCAAAAAGGGCAAATGGGAAACCTTGGAGCAAGGGCGTTGGCAGGGTAGTCAATGGTGCTGAGTATCTAACACGAATAACGAAGGACATGGTTGGATGAGTAGCATTACATTGATAAGTCCATCTTACAAGAGAGCAAAGGGATTGAAAACCCACCTGTTGCTGCCCAGCGTTGTGTATTGCGTGGGAGAATCAGAGGCAGAAGAATATCAAGATCAGGGGGTCAATGTTATGGCATGCCCTGATCGAGTGAACGGCAACATCGCAAGAGCGAGGAACTGGATTCTGGAGCAGTATGCGGAGCAGAATGTATTGCTGATCGACGATGATCTTGAAATGATCGGGCGATGGATACCAAAAGGAGCAGGATACAAGGCTAAAGCACTGGATGCAGATGAGATAGAAGAATTTATTGAACTCGGTTTTTCGATGTGTAAGGAGTTTGGTGCGAGAATGTGGGGAGTGAACCCAGCAGCAGACAAAGGTTCATATCGAGAATATACGCCTTTTTGTTGCAAGTCTTATATCAGCGGCTCGCTGTCGGGATTTATCAAGCCTGAGTTGCGGTATGACGAAACAATGCCGTTGAAGGAAGATTACGACATGACGATTCAGCAGTGCAACAAATATAGGAAAGTGCTGCGATTCAACATGGTTCACATGAGAAAAAATGACCATGGCAATCTTGGGGGGTGTGCTAAGTACAGGACGGTGCAGAGAGAAAAAGAACAATTCGCCTTATTGCAGAAAAAGTGGGGTGCCAAAATAGTGAGACAAGACAAAGGGAAAAGCATGGTGCAAAGACAAAAGAAAGCGGGATATGACATCAACCCGATAATAAAAATACCGATTGGTGGTATTTAATGGCAGATGAAAACAGGGACAGTGCTGGCAAGTTTATTGAGGGCAACGAATATCGAATACAAAAGGGAGAGGTGAAGAATCCGAAAGGCGCACCAAAAGGCAAGCGAATCACCACCCTCATCGAGGAAGCATTGGAAAAGGAACATGGTGGCAGGAAGGTGGCGGAAATCCTAGCCGAACAAATCCTGAAGCAAGCGTTGAGTGGTAACTACCAATTTGTGCGAGAAGTGTTGGAAAGAATTGAGGGCAAGGTGGCTGATAGAATAACAGGTGACTCCGATGGTGGACTAACCGTTATATTCAAGCGAGCGGATGAAACAGATTGAACACAAACTGCTACCAAAGCAAGATGAGTTCCTACACGCAACCGAACGATGTGTGCTTTATTCGGGCGCCTTTGCTGCGGGCAAGTCGAGAAGCCTTTGCTTTAAGTTGTTGGCAAGGGCATCGGTTGTTGGTGCTAGGGAAGGGTTGTGCAGGAAGCATTTGGTGACACTGAAAGCAACAACATTACGAACCCTGCTCGAACCAGATGGCATGAACCCGCCTGTGCTTCCGCTTGGCTCTTATGACCACAACAAAAGTGAGAAGATCATACGGATCAAGGGGGGCGGTGAAATTGTATACTTCGGACTCGATGACCCTGAAAAGATCGGTTCATACAGTCTTACAGGCGTTGCTTGCGATGAAGCGGTTGAAATCACAAAAGATGACTTCACGCAACTCATGGGTCGCATTCGGGTGAGTGTTGAAGGTTTGCCCAACCAGTTGTATGCAGCGTGCAACCCAGCATCGCCAACCCACTTCCTTGCTGAGAAGTTTGGGCTGGCTAGAGGGTTCAAAACGGCGAAGGGCTGTCGGGTGATTCAAACCAAGTCGGCTGACAACTTCTTTCTACCGCAAGAATACATTGACTCACTGAACGAGTTTACAGGCGTGGCGTACAAGCGATTCGTGTTGGGCGAATGGGTAGGAAGCGAGGGCATTATCTTTGATAGATGGGACAGGCACAAGTTTGTCCGCCACAGAGACAGCAATAACTTTGTCCGCTGCATCGTTGGTGTTGATGCGGGGTATACCAACCCCGCTGTGCATATCCTTATCAAACAAGATGGGGATGGAAATTTGCACATTGCAGACGAATGGTATCAAACAAAACAATTGGAGCCTGAAGTTATCGAACACGCCAAACAGTGGAATGAGCAGCACGATGTTGAAGTGTTTGTTGTTGACCCATCGGCTGCTTCATTGATAGCGGGAATGCGGAATGCGGGCTTATATGTTCAGCCAGCCAACAATCAGGTGTTCAGTGGCATCCAGAGTGTACAAGCACGCATGGTGGTTTCGGGAAATGGTGTACCAAGGCTAACGGTTGAACCGCACTGCGAGAACACAATCCAAGAGTTTGAAACTTACGAATGGAAAACAACAGGTGGAGAGGTGCGGGATGTGCCTACCAAGTCAAACGATCATTGTTGCGATGCGATCAGGTATGCGTGCGTCGAAATTGACGGCATACTTAGAACTCCGTTTTCGCTAGATGCTGCGACCTCTGGTAGGGACATTACCACCAACGAAGAAACCACTGCCGATGAAAGTTGGTACGACGATGAAGATGAAAGTTGGGAAGAACTCTGATGGCATTTTGGAATAGACAAGGCAAGGCGATTGAAACAGAGCGAGAAGTATTTGAACCGATCTTTGGTTCGGGCGGCACGATGCCGCGTGTATCTATGGGCAATCGAATATCGGCAACCGATTTGGTGCAGCGATACGGCATGATGGTTCACCGATGCGTTACGGTGAAAAGCCAAACAGCAGCGAACATCCCGCTTCGGCTGTATGCAATAGGCAACCCCAAGCAAATGCGGAAATCAAACCTTGGTGCGATTGACTTGGACGCAACCACCAGAGCGTTCTTGCGTGGTCGAATGTCGGTCACGCCAAGCGTGAAGGTGCAGGGCAAACTTCGAGGCAACATGGAAAACCTGATCGAGTTGACCGATCACCCATTGCTTACCTTGCTCACAAATGTCAATCCCTACACCGAAGGCTTCAGTTGGCGAGAATCAATCTATGCAGACATGGACATTTTCGGACGGTCATTTCATGCCAAGGTACAACCAAACCCCAACAAGCCGCCGACAAGCCTGTGGCGAATGCAACCGCAGTACATGAAGGTGCAGCCTGATGCAGACAAGTTCATATCGGGTTTTCAGTATGGCACAGGATCAAGCAAGAAAACCTTTGAACCCGAAGATGTGTTGTGGTTCAGATGCTTTGACCCGTTCGACCCGCTTGGTGGGTTCGGCGCGTTGGAAGCATGGATCAAAACCGTGGACGCTGAGTTTGCTCATGCTTCATTCATCGACTGGATATACAACAAAGGCGGCTCACCCGATTATGTGGTGACCGCCAAGAACGGCATGAGCGTAGACCAGAAGCGGGCATTTCGAACCGAGTGGCGAAAGATGTTTTCCAAACTATTCAACCGCCGCGAGAATGTTGCCATTCTTTCTGGCGAAGGTGATATTACCCCACTCGGCAGAACACCGCGTGACCTAGAAAGTGTTGAGCAAGACAATGTCCTGCGTGATAAGATCGCCATTGCTTTCGGTGTGCCTAAGTCGCTTATAACCAGCGACGATGTGAACCTTGCCAACGCCAAGGAGGGCAGCATTACATTCCTTCGCAACTCTGTGATGCCGATGGTTCAAAAGGTCGAGGATACATTGAATGAACAACTGGTTTCGATGTGGTCTGATCGCCTGATCTTGGTGCATGACAACCCGATCATCGAGGACAAACGAATCATGATTGACGAGCGGGCTTCCATGCTTAAGAGTGGATTCAC